CCGCAGTTTTTCGCGAACCATGTGATTCTTGAAAAATACGTCTGGCAAAGAAATACCGGTAGGAATCAATTCTGTTCCCGCAATGGAGTTTTTTGACCATTCTGCCTTAAGTACATCAAAAGGCCGTTTTAAGAAATCAGTTAAATTATGAACTCTATCGTCCAAAGAAAGTCCTTCAGCACCTTCCACTTCGGAAATAGATGGGAGTACAGATGTTTCACCCGCTATTCCTTGACGAAAATACGTCATTACTTGTTGTGTGTCAATATTTAAATTTTCTTTTTCCATATTGTGTTAGCTATTAGCCGAAGCGTTCGCTCATTACATTTTAAAACTTAGACCGAAAGCCCACGGGCTTGTGTGCCACTGTAACTAAAAGCCAGGGCCGTATTCGGAATTTATATTTGTTTAAGTTACTTACTAAACTAAAATTGATCAAAGTCTAAACTTTTTTCACACACTCGTGCAAATTGGGTCTCAAAGTCGGGGATTTTGACCATATCCTTCCCGAGCAACTCTTTAGCCTCAAAGCCTTGCACAAATGTGGACCAATTTTCATACTCTTGCTCACCATGAAGTGCCATCTCTTCGAGTGTCCCTTTAATCTCATCAGCCAGGATCTTCTTTTGGGCATTCTCATCGCCTTTGCGGACCCACATGAATATCTCCTTAACGGTGTCGATATCCAAGGGTGCCACCCAGCGCCTGGACAAAATATTAACGCGCTTAAAACCGCGTTTAAGAAAATTTATATCATCGATAAAACGCCCCGATACTAAGTCAGAGCACTTACTTTCATCAGTATAAGTTAAGCCATAACATGCCAGTTGTTTGCTAATTGTTTGCATGTTAAACCATTTAAAAATATCGGGATTAATATTAGCAGCGTTATCATCGCCGTAGGAAATAAAATGGACATCATCCTCAAAATCAAAAATATCTCGTCGTATCTCTTCCACACGTGAAAAGATATCAGCATACGCCATACGAAAAACAACACTATTAAATAAAATGTTTATAATGGTTGTAAAAGGGTTACCACTAGGTTGGCTGTTAAAAAGTCTAAAGACACACCCGTTACGACCAATGACCATAGAACGAGTTAAACACTTCCATAAATTTCTACGAATAGTCCTCTCTTCTTCGGTGGCACCATATTTATCATAAAAAGCTTGCACGATATTCAAGATTTCCTCCATAATTTGATTGCTCAAAGAACCATCAAAGTTGGTATAATCCCCTGCTATGCAATAGGGCCCATCCCAATGAGACAAATAATTCGCCAATGTTTCCCACTCCCGGGAATAATAATTTATCCCCAAAGCACTTTCGTTGTATAGGCGATTCTCCATTATAAACGATAGGAAACGCATAAAATACATGCGAAAAACTATAGTGAAGTGCATCGGTCCAGCGCAAAAAACTCTCGTTTTATAATTGTCCACCTTATCAGCCGACCGCAATTCGTCTTTCAAAGTGGCAATAAAATAGACGGGTGGAATCTCACATTTACATTGCTCAATCAAATCCACGCAATCTTTCTCAAGTTCACCCCAAAGTGGCCCATCACATTTGCACTCTTTACCAACCCAAGGCTTTTTCCCAAAGTTTAAACCTTGAGCTGTGTACTTATATCCAGGAGATTTCTTAGAGTTGATAGATGAAATGGTTCTGTCACCAGGTATGCCCTGCACGCTTTGACGAATTGTCAAAATCATAGGGTTATTTCTTTCCAAATCTCCATCAATAACGCATTCGATGCTAGCGTTAAGATCCATTTGCACATGGCAAACAAATCCAACAACGCCTAAATGCAAATATTTTCGGAAAATCGCTCCCTCTTCCTGGCTTAATGCAACATTTCGCATTGTAAACTCATAAATATCTTTAGGCGTTTCGCATTTCCTATTCTCCAAACATTGGAAAATCATATTTCTACGGCGCACTTCGCTACAAATATTGGCATACGTGCCAAACTCGTCTGAAGCAAAATTTGACTTAGGGCTTTTTCATACGGACACATGCTGTTAGTTCCCATCCTAAGAAACTTTTGTTGCGTTGCTCGAACAGCAGCCGCAATTTTCCCAGGTTCGATGTACGGTAATTTAAGAGAAGTCTTCTCCAATCCCTTCATTAGAGGATCATGGAAAACACCCCCTCGGGCCAACCACACATTATAAAGGGCTCGAGTCAACGGGACAATCCCTTCTGTATTCTCATACACAAGATTTCCCTTCTTATTATAATAAATCTTGCAATCAGGTGGATTGATAAACGTTGTTCGCAATATGGCTATTTTCTTTTGAATACCTTTTGGAAACATCTTCTTAACTATATACGGCTGTTTCCTATAGGTTTCCATTGTTTTAACTCGAGCAACGTATTTTTCTTCCAGCTGCTCCAAATGAGCTTGTACAACACTAGGCCTAATACTTGTTTTGAGTGGTTGCATTGGTACTTTACCGTCTAAACGCCCTATGTAATGGAAATCGCCTCGAGGTACGTTCGGAACAAAGCCATCCACATCTTCTACAGTTAACGCTTCCAACTCAGGTTGAGCGAAACTTTCCGACGAACAACAAGATAAGCGCGATATCGCTTCCACCAAATCTTCATACGTGATTGGGACGCTATTCGCTCGGCCTTGGGTTTTATCACCAGCAACATGTATTCCAACCAAGTTGCGCTGTAATTGAGCGCTTTCGACATACAACACCATGCCGCAATCGCCTTGCCGCGTATCTGCTTTGTAATTATAACGATCTCGAATTAAGCTTTGAAAATACACTGGAGCGTTCTCGGGCCCGGCGCTCGCGAGACCAACCAAATCATTGGTAGCTGCGCCACGCAAACTATCGGTGTTGATATACCTAAATTTGTTGATAGGAGTAACGTCTACACATGGTATTGACGTGCAGTAACACTCATCACCAGAACTCGTGAATCTCTGCCCAATCAAATAACCACTTAAACCAGGATCGTTTAACTTGCCAAAATCTTCTCGCGTTATAAACTTCTTTATCATAGTCGAGCAACTGTAACCTGACATATTTTTAACGCCAACGACCACCGCGTCTTTATGAAAAGGATTGGGGTCATCTAGGAAAGCTCGGGAAATAATCTGAGCATAATCTAAAAGATCAGCCACCTTGCACGTGATTTTATTTGGCGACGTTTTCCTCGACCTTTCCAATGTTGTGGGGCCCCGTATAAAAGACACGGCATCTTCCTCAGCTATATTACCAATCTTCAGTTGATATTTCAACATAAGCATATAATGATGGGGCATCAAAAATTTCCTATCATCAATAAAGAAAATATTTCCAAAATCATATTTTTTATTTTTCTTTAGCGAATAAATGCGCAATATAAAACTATTCTGCGGTATAATATAATCAAGACTCTGTTCAGTAATTTGACAAGATTCGAGTTTAACTAGAAAAAGAGGTGTCGACAATTCTGGCGTCTCCACTTTGAGCCCATCAGCATATGTAGAGCACGGGAAATTCAGCTGTGTAGCCAAAGCTCGAACCCCCTCTTCGTCAAATGCATGGGACGGCACGTACGTAGTACATTTTCCATGCTTTTGCGAACGCGCCGAAGCACCAGAGGAGTACGACGCTGCCATACTCTGACTCTGAATGACATCATAACCGCAAAACTCAAATAAAAATTGAAGATCAGAACCTGACAGAGGAACCTGTTCCCGGGAGATGCTAATGGGTGAATTAGCACCAAATAATCGTTTAAGCCAATTTTTACCCTTATTCTGTCTGGCGGTTTGCTCACGGCAAATCTCCAAAGCTTCTTTAA